GGCTCAGGACGCGCAGGGAGGTCCTGGCGGCCGCATCAGTGGTTACGCTGAAGCTGGGTTTGGGACTGAGTGGGAAGGTCGTGGCGGTAAGAGGCCGAGGATCAACATCTACTCAAAAGCAGATCGCGATACGGCTTGGGCAGCACACTTCCACTCACAGCTGAAAAACGGCGTTGCTCACCTAAGAGCTGCGTTGTACGAACACAGCACAGGTAACTACAAGAAGTTTACCGGAAAGTATAGGTCACGATGATAGGCTTTCCAGATGTTGAGATCGATCTAGTCTCCTACTTTGCATCAGCCTTTACCGCAGAAGGTGAGACAGTAAAGGTAGGCACAGTAAAGACGCCACCTGACGACGATCAGCCAGATAAAGAACTGGTGATCAATGTAGCTTACAACGGTGAGATCGACTTCGTTATGCGAGACGCAACAGCAACATTAGAAGTTTACGCATCCAGTTATGCAGCAGCCAATGCATTAGGTCTACTTGTAGACAAGTTGGTTCGAGGCGCAACCGGTAGCGTTATCAAGAAGGCTGAGGTCCTAAGTGGACCGTTACGCCTTCCTGAGGAGGGACCGCAAGAACGCCGCGCATTAGATGTGGCGCTAATAATCAAAGGTACAGATGAATAGGTTTCTGCCGATGCAGAAAACTGCCCGGTAAGGGCTAACCCTTTCGAAAGGAAAAACAACTATGGCACTAACTGCCGACAACGTAGTGGTTGGTATCACCGGTAAAGTTTACATCGGTGACACTACAGCAACTGCTCCAACCGCTTCAGATTCAACGCTAACTGGCTTCACCGAGCTTGGCTACGTTTCAGCCGATGGTGTAAGCTTCACGATTGACAAGTCCACGAACCAGATTCGTGCTTGGCAGAACTCCGACCTCGTACGCGAGGTTGTAACTGAGGGTAACGTAACTTACTCCTTCATGCTACTTGAGAGCAACCAGGATGTCATCGAGGCATACTTCGGTGGATCAATGGTAGATGGTAAGATCGAGGTCAACCCATCCGCAACAGGTGGCAAGAAGTCATTCGTTATCGATGTAGTAGACAACGACAAGGCAATTCGTCACTACGTTCCAACTGGTGAGATCCTCTCTGTTGAGGCTCAGACCATTCAGAACGGTGAGGCACTAATGTACGGTGTAACCGTTACAGCCTACGCAACATCAGGACGCCACGCCGACGTATTCTACTCAGAGTTCGAGCCAGCTCCTTAGTAAGCCCCTGGAGAGGGGGCGTAATGCGGTCAACGCTCCCTCTCTAGGTTACAAATAACGACCGCAAAAGGAAATGAAATGACTGCAAAAGAAAAGTTCCAGTTCACACACAACGGCAAAAAGCACGAGATTCCATCGTTCAAAGCTCTTCCTATGGGAGTGATCAGAAAGTCGCGTAAGGCACTTGATGACGCAGACCGAGTGTTCATCATCATCGAAGAGATGGTTGGTGAGGACTCAAAGGAAATGGCAGCAATCGACTCAATGTCTCAGGACGAGTTTGCCGAGTTCATTACTGAGTGGACACAAGGAGCTGGCCTGGGGGAAGCCTAAGGGTCCTCGAGTTTATTGAGGACCACGGTCCTGCATTAGCCTACGACTTTAGACACAGATTCAACCTCAGTATCTTTGACATAGGGACAGAGTTCACATTCAAAGAAGCTGTTTACTTGATCGGTGTTTTGATTCAGGACCCTAGCTCATGGTTTCAAGCGTCGTATAACAAGTGGAAGTACCCAATCAGTCGAGAGGGAATGGTTTCACTTGATTACTTCGATGCATTTGCAATGGCCAACTCCAAGAAGAAGCCAAAGCCGTATCCAAGGCCGTGGCCTAAAGACGGTGAATCTAAGATTGGCAGCAAGCGACAACGTCGAGAAGATGTTATCGCTAAGCTGAACAAAATGAATCCTCAAGGAGAATAATGGCGACTCGGGCTCTAGCTACTGCTTTTGTCAACATTGTACCTGGTACAGTTGAACTTGAGAAGTATCTAAAGACTAAGCTCGGAGATCAAGCTCAGAATGCTGGCGTTGATGCCGGTAAGAAGCTTGGTAAAGGCATAGTCAAAGGACTAGAAACTTCAGCAGCCGCCATGAAAGATGTCGGCCGCAAGATGTCGCTGGCGATTACGACTCCACTAGTTGGAATTGCAACAGCGGGAGTAAAGACCGCAGCTGACTTTGGCGTGACAATGGCGTCGATGCAGGTCAACTCGGGAGCCACTGCCGAGCAGATGGAAGAACTAAGGCTACTCGCTCTTAGATTAGGTGCCGATACAGTCTTCTCAGCCGGTGAAGCTGCACAAGCTATGCTTGAGCTGTCAAAAGGTGGTATGGATGTAGCCACAATTCAAGGTGGTGCTCTTGAAGCGGCGATGAACCTTGCCGCAACTGAAAGCATGGATCTTGCCGATGCATCCACCATTGTTACACAATCTTTGAACACATTTGGGCTTGAAGCTGGTGAGCTTGCTGGAGCCGTTGACATCTTAGCTGCAGGTGCTGTGGCTTCGACTGCTGGCGTTTACGACATCGCAGCCGCCATGAAGTATGTAGGTAACACATCAGCTAACTTAGGTGTTCCTATCGGCGATGTAACTACGGCACTTGCTGCTTTGAACAATGCTGGTATCGATGCATCAACAGCAGGTACATCGCTCAACAGGATGCTACTTGGTCTCGTGCCAACCACTGGCAAAGCTCGCAATGCCATGGCTGACCTTGGTCTGAACTTCATCAACGCTGATGGTTCAGTGATGGGCATGACCGACGTCATCGCACAGCTAAACGAGAAGGTCGGCGTTCTAACCGAGTCAGAGCAGATTGAGGCTTTGAAAGCCATCTTTGGTGTTCAAGGTATGCGCGCTGGTTTGGTCCTAATGGGTCAAGGCGTTGAAGGTTATGATGAGCTACGTACCGAAGTTATGCGAACCGGTATTGCGTCAGATCTGGCAAACGCCAGAATGTCGGGGCTTGCAGGTGCGATTGAAAACGCACGAGGAGCGACTGAGACCGCTGCGATCACTCTTGGTGAAGCATTAGCTCCATACGTCATTGAATTAGCTGAGCACGTAATCAAGTTGATGGATGGTTTCGCATCGCTCGACGACGAGCAGAAAAAGCAAGTGATCACTTACGGAGCGATAGCAGCAGCAATCGGTCCGGTGTTGTTGATAACAGGACACCTAATCCAGGCAATAATCAACATCGGCACTGCAATGAAAGCTTTGTTTGCGTTGATCGTTGCAAATCCTATCGGAGCGCTGGTAGTTGCGATTGCAGCGTTAGTCGCAGGACTTGTTTTCTTCTTTACTCAAACCGAGACTGGCAAGCGGATCTGGTCAGACTTTGTCGAATGGTTCAAAGAGACCATGGGCAAAATCGGTGATTGGTTCAAAGCACTTTGGAACGATTACCTAAAGCCTGCGTTTGAGACTATCGCGACCAACTTGAAGAACTTCTACGATAGCGTAATCGTACCAGTGTTCACGGCGATGATGATCTACGTTGGTATGTGGGCAGCGTTGTTTGAGTGGATCTGGGAAAACGTTCTTGGTCCATTTATCGACTGGCTTGGTAAAGCATTTGTCGATCTTTGGGAAACACAGCTAAAGCCTGCATTCGAAGCAATCTCAGATGCTTGGCACGAGGTAGCTCGGATCATCAAGCAGTTCTACGATGAGATCATTCAGCCAGTCTTCGATGCGTTTGGTGAGGGCTTTGAATGGCTATACGAGAACATAGTCAAGCCTCTATCTGAAGCAATTTCCACTGTCTTCGAGGACATGACCGATAAAGTGTCACGCACTTTTGAGGCACTTGGAACTATTATTGAGAACGTCTTCAAGGGGATCGTCAACAAGATCCGTAACCCACTCAACAACATCATCGACATGGTAAACCAAGTTATCGGTGCCATCAACAGCTTGCGTGTCACGATTCCATCTTGGGTGCCTGTAGTCGGTGGTAAGTCATTCAGTCCGGCGCTTCCAAAGGTTGCAAAGATCCCTGCATTAGCAGAAGGCGGTTATGTAGATCAGCCTACAATGGCCCTGATCGGAGAAGCTGGACCAGAGGTCGTGACTCCTCTAAGAGAATTTGAAAGAATGGTTGGCATTGGAGATGGTGGTTCAAAGGTCGTGAACTACTACGCAGCTCCAAACCAGTCACTTGACAGTGAGCAAGCATTGTTCCAAGCAATGCGTCGAGCTAAGGTGGTTGCAAGTTGGTAATTCTGGACTACGCGATTCGAGGAGCCAACGGCGACGAGATCGACTTTGACAACGAGACGTACATCCTGAACCCTGGTTACATGGGTTTTGGTATTGCTCCAACTCAAGTTAGGATCGAGCCGTCTGCTGGTGATGGTGGTCTATGGAGGAACACGAAAAAAGGCATCCGCGACATTGATCTTCCGATCACAGTTATTGGTACTTCAAGATCTGACGTGCAGACCAAACTGCGTAGATTGTCCAAGCTGATTCAGGACTCAGAAGGTCCTACGACTCTACTAGCGAAGTACACTAACCAGCACAGCTCTACGTTGGCACTTGATGTGCACTACGTTGGAGGTGCCGAAGGAGAGTGGGGTCCGGACGAGGGGCTTACTTGGGCAAAATGGGTGTTCAGCTTTCAAGCTCCAGATCCGTTTTGGTACACCGATGAAGTAACTGAGTTTACTATCGGTACAGGAAATACTGGCCGAGGATTGCTGCCAGAGCTAACTAAGCTCAAGGTGTCGTCATCACAAACTCTTGGTGTTATCACGGTGACTAACGCTGGAGATGTACCTGCCTATCCGATCTGGCGAGTACGAGGACCGATCGAAGACTTCTACGTTTCAGATGGCACGAACGCATTCGGCTTCAACGCCGAGGTGTTCACAGGTGAAACGATTACGATTGACACAGCAACTGGTTCAGTTACAGATGACCTTGGGGCAAATAGGTACAGCCTACTCTTACCTGCTCCTAAACTGTTTACGATTCCTCCTGGTGTCACAGGGCTTACGGTTACCGGCGTAGCCAACAGCTTGAGCGCTCAGGTAGTTCTAAGTTACTCACCAAGGTACGAGGTCGTCCACTAATGCAACTTAGCGAGCTAACTATAGAGGTAAGGGATAAGGACCTAAACCGAGTAGGGCAGCTTCTGCCAGAAGATCTAGTTGGTGCAACTTTTGTAAAGCGCTTCAATAACATCGGATCCTGGGTTATCAACATCAGCCCGATGTCTGCAATGGCCGACTATCTAAGGCAGCCTGGTGCTGGAATCATTGTGACTGGTCCAACCGGAGTGATCATGTCTGGTCCGACTCTGACAGCAACATTAGATCAGAGTTCGGATAATGAGATTGGTACTTGGAGAGTTGAAGGCGCAGACGACTCGCTTGTGTTGCAAGAGCGTCTAGCTTACCCAACCCCGTCAACTGACGATGTTACGCAACAAACACAGCCTTACGACTCACGAACTGGAAACGGCGAAACGCTTCTAAAGGGTTACGTCAATGACAACATTGGGCCTAATGCTCCTGAATCAAGGCAGATAGATGGTCTGACGATACCCGTTGATCAGTTCAGGGGTGATGTCACACGCGCCACAGCGCGATTCAAGGTTCTACAAGAACTGTTGTATAACATTGCGCAAACAAGCGGTATTGGGTACCAGATGATTCAATCTGGCTTTGACATAGAGTTCCAAGTGTTTGAGCCACAAGATCGTTCTGACAGCGTACGAATGGACATTGCTAACAACCGACTGTCCAGAACTGAATACGCTTACCTAAGTCCAAAGGCAACTCACGTTGTAGTTGGCGGTGGCGGTGAGGCTCAGGAACGAATCTTTATCGAGCAGACTAGTTCTGACTCTGTAGCTGCAGCAATTACTTGGGGTCGGCGTATCGAGGTCTTCAAAGATGCTCGTGACAGAACTGAAGTCGCTGACTTACAGCAAGCCGCTAACGAGATCCTAGTGCTAGATGGCTTGACTATTACAAGCCTTTCGGTGACCCCTACTGACAACATTACGATGCGTTATGGCTACGACTGGGGTCTAGGTGATCAGGTTACCGTTGTAGTCAACGAGCTAGAGACCACTGCGGTTGTAACTGAGGTAGGAATCAGAGTCGATGTTGATGGCGTCAGGATTGTCGCTAGCGTTGGTGAGCCTCGAGCACTTGACTTTGAAAGCAAGATCATTCAGAGGCAAAACGACCAAGAAGACCGAGTTGCCAACCTAGAACGATCGGCAACCGGTTACGGCGTGAACACAAGCTACCAGCCAGAAGGTGGAACAGCTGGAACACAGCCAGTTTTCAGTGGACCAGGAATCACAGGTAATTACAACCGTTTCGGTAACATGATCCACTTTACAATTCAAGTTGACTTCACCAACATCACAGACTTTGGTACCGGACAATACTACTTGACTTTGCCGTATGCAGTAAGGACCGACTACGCCTTTAGTGATGGTCGGTTGCACGACGACAGCGGCGGCGACTTCTATGCGATTACTGGAGAAGTTGATCAGGGCTCGACACAACTGTGGTTGTTCTCAATAGCTCCGAATGGTCGTGGTATTGAATTCGAACAAGGCACACCGGTAACGCTAACAACAGCAGACAGCTTCCACATCGCTGGAACTTACGAAATAGAGGGATAAGCAATGGCACAAACATCATGGCCGTTCGAGAATGTAGATACTAGCGAATCACAGTTCAGTATCATGTTCCGCAACTTCCAGGAGACCGGAGTAAATGGGGTTCCTGGTGACAATAACTTGCTCGTCTTTGCAGACGACTCAGGTCTTCAAGTCAGGGTCCGAGCTGGACAGGCGATCGTCCGTGGTCACTACTACCTTAGCGACGCCGTAGAAACTCTTGTGATCAATACTGCAGGGACTAATACTCGAAAAGATGCAATCGTTCTTGAGCTCGATCCTGCTGCAAACAGTATCACTTTGCACGTAGTTCAGGGCGAGGCTGCAATCAGTAACCCACAACCACCAGAGCTAACCCAGACCGACGTTGGTGTCTACCAAATGCTACTAGGTTACGTGACGATTGGAGCGAGTGCCACGTCAATTGTCAATGACGACGTTGAAGATCTACGCAGATTCATGGGTAACAGACTTGGTATCTGGACGACGGCCACAAGACCAGAGGATCCAGTTGCCAACTTCACATTCGGCTACAACACGACGCTGAACAACCACGAATACTGGAACGGGACTGCTTGGGTCGCGTTTGGTGAAAGCGTTTGGGATACTGCAGGCAGACCGGCAACGCCTGACATTGGAACAACTGGCTACAACACTGAGCTTGCGCAGTATGAGGTTTACAACGGGACTAGCTGGGAGCGAGTCGGCCCAGTGCAATTTGACACTTCACCATTCTTGCTAATGGGTGCTTAGGAAAGAGAGAAAAAACAAATGGCAGTAACTTACAAAGTGCTGGGCCAGGCGGCTCCAGCCAATGTGAATGAGACAACGCTTTATTCAGTAGGTGTCGGCAAGCAAGCAGTGGTGTCATCCCTCACCATTAGCAACGTGACCGACACTGACACAACAGCCACCATCTACGTAAAGGTGGACAATGCTGGAGCTACAGATGCTAACGCCATTCTAAAGGCAGTCAACATCTCAGCTAATTCAGTAATGGCGCTTACCCTGGGAATCACCCTGGATGAGCTTGATGTAATTTCGGTAAAGTCAGCCACGGCATCAGCGCTGACTTTCATGGCATTTGGACAGGAGCTTAGCTAATGAGCATTTCTCAATTTCCACCAGCGGCAACTGGCGGTGGCGGCGGCGGAGGCGCATCAACACCAACATTTACATCTGAGACGATTGTAAGCGGTAAAGTTCCCAATTCCGGTGTTGCACTTTCCGGCTTAGCCGCTGGAACCTATGTAGTCGAAACTGTAGCTGACGGTGTAAAGGTTGATTTTCAAGACAACGGATCTCTGACTTACGGATCAACTGGTTCGTTCTACAAAAAGATAGATGCTGAAGACAATCTAAACGTTGTCCCATCAAAAATCTACGGATCGGTCGGGGCGGAATTTGAATGGTTTACAGAAATTCCAACCTCAAACCTGGGGCTTGATTACCAGGATCCGCCCAACATTCCAGCCTCCAGGTACGGCAATCTTGCAAAGGGAGCGTTTGCTGACAACGGCATGGCTCTTTACATGGGCCAACGTGATAGCAACA